GTGCGATAATCATTTACAACTGTTTTAATATAAATAGTTGTCAACACTTAATATAGCTCAAATCATCCTTCCTATCTATCGTTAAGATTGTGTCTACCATGTCTCTAACTACATCAATGTGACTAATGATCAAACTAAACTTAAACGTATCCTTTAGGTAGTTGAAGAACATATGCATTGAGTTTAGGTTGTTACTATCCAACACCCCCAATCCTTCGTCAATTGCGATGAAATTAGGCTTAGGTAGGTTAGTTATCTTGATTAACGCTACACGAATAGCTAAGGAGCTAACGAACCTCTCCATCCCAGAAGCCAGTTCTAGTGGCCACTTATTGTCATCATACGCAATGTACACGTTAATATTCTTTCCATCCGTCTCAATCTCCACTGTAAAGTCGGTTACTTGAGCCAAGATGTTGTTGACGTATGACTGGATGTATGGTATGGCTTTGCTGATTAGTGAGTATGGAATGCCATCTCTACACACTGCTTTGATGTAATAGTCATATGCCACTTGTTTCTCCGATAATTCCTGCATGTGAGTCATATTTTTCTCACACTCAGTTATGGTCTTCTCACTAACTTTTACCTTTCCGTGAATATTTTGCACCTCTCTATTGGTTGCATCAGCTATGCTTTTAGTGTTAGTAGCTTCGCTTCGTAATTCCTTTATAGATTCGTTTAAAACACGGTTCGCTTCGATTGTAGCTAAGTTGTCGTTGTAGGTCTTGATATTGGATTCTACCCCGTCTAATTTAGTTTTATAGGTTTGGATCTGGCTTTCTATCGACTCTCGTTTAGAATCCAAAACGCTTAACCCATTCGTTAATCTCTGCTTCTCAGTTGCAATACCATCAAAGTACTTGTACTGCTCTACAATGTCTTTATATCTCTCAATCCACTCCTCTGTTTTCTTTCTTACATTCAAGAACTCAGCAACCTGCTTTTTATCCTCTTCCAACTCCTGCTTAGTCTTAATCGCATCCTTCACAAAGACATTTTCTACACAATACTTACAATTTGGGTCGTATTCATGCTCTTCTAAATTCTTCAACTTATCTAACTTAGTTGAAATTGTAACTTTGTAATGTTGCAACTTAGCGTCCAATTCAGTTTTGTGATTCAGTGCCACACAGTAGTCTGCGTAGTTAGATTGTATCGCTCCGACGTCTGTTTTATTAAATTCATCCTCAAGACGAGCAATCTCTACCTCTACTGCTTTAATTTTATCTTGTGCTGTTTGTAAATCTTGATGCTTAGATTCTATTTCACTTTTCAAAAAAGCGTGTTGTTTCTCTAACAAAGCTAGGTCTAATCCATCTGCTTCAGTTGGTTTGATTTGCTCTGATAGTCTTATGATTTCTTCGTTAAGGTCTTGAACCATCTCTTGAACTCTCTCATACTCAGCAAACTTATCATCGTATAGCTGTTCGTTGATTTCTAAAGATCTTTGAGCATCCCCAAGTGCTTGTTCGAAATCTTGCTTCTCATACTCTTCGAGTAGTACTGATGTAGTTCTAATCTCCTTACTTGCTAATTCACATAAGTTGTCAAAAATTTTCAGGTCTAAGAAGTTTGCCAGCAAATCCTTACGTTCGCCTTGTGTTTTTTCTATAAAGTTGCTATTGTTGCCTTGTAGTGACAGAGCTGTTAAAATAAAATCATCAAATGATCCTACATAAGATTGTATAATTTTATTGGTATCCTTTCTTTGTTCTCCGTTTAAAGAATGCTTCTGTCCTTCGTGATCTATATACCAAAAATCTATATCAACACGCAATTTTCCAGCCAATGGTCCTTTCTGGTACCTTGCAGCTTTCTTTTCGATGTAGTAGTCTAATCCGTTTAATTCAAAGTTAAACAGGCACCAGAAGGAGTCCTTCTTTCTATTGAGCACTTGCTCTGCTTTGCTTGCTCTAAAAGAATGATCAAATAAGCAGAAACATAATGCGTCTAAGGTAGCTGACTTGCCAGCGTGGTTGGGTGCGAACAATCCACATATGCCATTGAGGTTCTCAAATGCAATAGAGTTGCCCTCTCCATAAGAGAACATATTGTCAAACTCAAATTTCTTAGGTGTCCATACTACGTTTCTCACCAATTCGCCAGATACTATTGCTGAGTTGAATCCTTTGTTGATGTTGACGATCTTAGTAGTCAACTCGTCTTCTAAGTGAAACTGGTCTAGGTATTCTTTCAGTAAGGTTGTTTGGTAATCTACATTTCTCACATCCAATCCATGGAGTGTGTCATCGATATTTAGTCCATTCTGGGCTTGTGTCTTGTCCATGTTGGTAACAAGCACTTCACCATTCTTATACTTCTTTCTTATCTCAGCCAGCGCTTTCTTAAGCTGTGCTGGTGTTGTCTCATAAACCTTAGCTCTTACGCTTGTTTTGGATGTGATGGATAGGTTATCTGGCACTACTCCTTGTCTGATTTCGAGTGTGTAGTATCCATAGTCGTTCTGGATATCAAAGTGCTCTACAGTGCGAGTAGGTACGTCTACAATAGCATACCCATGTCCTTCATACGACTCTCCAAAGTTCTGTTGTACGGTGCTTCCTGGGTAGAATATTAGTGGTTCTGCTTGGCTAAGTATCTGTCTCTTATGTATGTCTCCAAGTAGTACTATATCGTGTCCAGCAAAGGTGTCCCAGTCTAATCCATGTGCAATGTTTAATCCACTATCTACTTTACTATTTGCAATAGTTCCGTGGTACATAGCGATCAAAGTATCGGCTTTTCCTAATAGAGTGTCAGCTGTCTTGTACTCCTTTGGATCGTCCAGTAACGACATTATGTTAATAATTGTGTTACCTACCTTATGCGCTCCACTATCTCTCAAGTAGAATAGATTAGGATGGCCGTGTGCCTCAATAATAGGTGTTAGAGCGTCTAATCTGTTGTTATTATTCAGATTAGTATCGTGATTACCGCAAATGACTATTGTCGGTCTAATGTCCGCTAAATTGTTGAATAGATACGACACCATATGGATTAGCTCTGGACTCATGTCCGTCTTGGCGTGTACAATGTCCCCCCCTATAGTAATAATGCTATCCTCTGGTAATTGCTTAGCTGCTTCAAATAGTTTGTCAAATACCAACTTATACTCCTTATGACGTTTCCAGTTTCTTATGTGGACGTCAGCAATGTGAAGTATCTTATCTACCTTTTTTAAACTCGTTTTGACCTTGTTTATCATACAGCCATTTTTAGTGTCATCAAATCGAATAAATCGATGCTTGATGTATTTTCAATTAGTTTTCTCATACCCTCAAAGCCAGTGTCATTTGGATCCTTTTCCAAGCGAACTAACTTCACCTCAACACCATTGTTAATAAACATCTCTATAGCCTCTACTGACTTAGATAGAGCATCAGGATCAAGTGCAATATTGATCTGCTTAACTCTTTCCTCAATGATTTTGATTTGCAATTTACTTAATATAATCTTACCAAACAACGGTATTGCATTTCGTTTGGTTGATATTGCGTCGAACGCACCCTCTACAAGAGTAATAGGTTGTGTCCAGTCTATCATATTCTCAAATCCAATGAAATCCTTAGATACATCCGGATTATTGTGCTTACGTCCTGAGCCTTCGTAAAAGCTCCTTGCTGTGAAGAAGTTTAGGATTCCATTGGCATCGTAGCTTGGAATGATTACCATCCCACCGTACTCACCACCTTCGCAGTAACCTATCTGATACTTTAGTATATCGTACTTTGTAAGCCCTCTTGACTCAAGTAAGTAGTGTAGTGCGTTTCTAAAGTGAGGACTGTTTGGACTACCTTTCCATATTGGAACATACTCGTCTGGTAGCGTTACTTGTGTTGTCGTTGTCTCTTGGCTTGGTGCATAGGACTTTCGCGTTCCTAACTCAATTGCCTTCTGAATTAGATGTTTTGCTGCATTGCTCTTCTTTAACAATGCTGCTACCGAGTTGCCTTTTGTATTACACACCCAACAGTGGAACTTCTCAAGTACAAAGTTGACTTGTAGTTTCTTCTTGTGGTGATTGCAAAATGGACAAAAGTACGCAGTCTCTCCTTTATTACCAGGAGTACCGGTCCCTAAGTGGCCGTCTACAATACTTTTAAGTTGAGCTTGGTTTATGTCCATGTAACCAATATACGCCAAACTTTTACAAATCCAACCAATCTTGTGGAATTACTTTGTCTGCGTACTTGAATCCATGCTTGTTGCACCAATCAGCGTATGTTGTTGGTGATCCTTTTCTAATTTTGTTCTTGGAGTTCTGAAATACAAATCGAATGTCTAGTTCGGGATGCTGCTTTCTTATGAGAACATGCTTCTTTCTATCCTCTATAACAAACCTTCCTTTGGTCTCTACAAAGATTCCATTTGGAAGTCGGAAATCTGGTGTGTATGTGTGGTCAGTTGCTGGGACTATGTATTTGATCTTATGCTTCTCATACTCACCATCTATGTTGCGTTGCTTAAGTGCGCCATCAACGATCTCTTCGAGACCGCTTCTGTAACCGTTCTTAACTGCTGCTTGTCTTTTCGTAACCTTTCTTACCATTACATGTCGTATCTTATGATAAATGTTGTGTCCACATTTTGTGGTTGTTGGAATGGGTGGCTTAGTGTTCCAATCACCAGTAGGTCATTGCTATCATTGTATAGACCTACCCTTGATACATATGGTCTAAAATTTGAACCAGTTGCA